GTCCAGTAGAAAAATCTACTGGACTTCTCTTATGTATTATACTTCTTAATCAGTTTATCTACTGATGTTTCTATGCCATTCATTTTTTGAACCTCATATAGAGGTGAACGCATATACTTTTTGATTTTCTTATATTGTTTCTTGATATCTTTGATCTTATCAAGATTCAAATCAACCTGCAAGTCCCCGCTTCTTTTGTTTTGGTTGGACTGGTTTTCTAACTCCATAGTTTCTTGGATTTACTCCACCTTGAGTATATGTAATAGATTTAATGACTGATCCAAACTTATCATAATATTGGTCAAATGCTTTGCTCATAGTTTGCGACTGAACAATATCATAACTAGATTTTTCAGTTACCTGATACTCTACAAGAAATGAGTTAGTTGGTAAACTATTTTGCTTGGCATCTTCTGGGGTGCAGTTATGCATTAGAACAACTACACCATTCTTTTTAAACTCTTCTCTATCTTCTTTAGATAGACTAAACTCGGTTACCCCATTGGATGCTTGGGAAGGCATCTTTGACGACGTTGTGGGTGATTCGATATTTTGTTCCAAGTTTCTTATCCTTTACTAAACACAGCAGTTCTGCTTCGTCCTTGTGAAGACCCTCAATGAGTTGAATGAACATTGTTTCTTTTCGTGTCTTCGAAATATCATAATTACCCCCCTTCACAAAGTTATAGAGGATACGATATTCTTTAGCAAGTCTTGTGTGTTCAGTTCCTACTGGTGCTTCATTGGGTGTATATGGAACTTCTCCATCAGGTAGTTCACTTTCGACTGATTCATCATAGTTCCAGATTAAAATAGACTTGAGAGCAGGAGATTCATTCTCTTGAAGAATCTTGATCTTTTCTTCTCTCGTTTTTGCGTTATGTGCTTTTTGTAATACTTCAGTTAGTAAAGCGTCGGGGGGTAATGTTGCCATATTATCCTCAAATGTTAATCTTCGTCTTCATCCTCTTCTTCGAAGTCTTGAAATCTAAAAGCAATAAACTCACTACTGATTAGATTTCCATCTTCATCATAAAGTTCTGGATGACTCATAAACTCTTTCTGTTCTAGATATAGATCACGAAGAATCCATATCGCTAAACCACCAACCATGAAAAACAATACTGAAAATAGTACTGAAAATGTTAATACTACGGGTGTTATATCCATCTTTCCTTCCTTTATTGTGGACGTTTAATGTCCAGACCCATTTCGAAGTTGATGGTAATCTCCCGTTTTAAGAAAGACACCATCTTACCAAACTTGATATGAAATACATTTGGTTTTGGTGCTTTCCTCCTTCGAAGAAGAAGTTCTACTCCACGATTAGTTGGAGTGTTTACACTATTATTTAGTTCCATCAATATGCCCCAATAATTATTTGATTTTTATTGACTCGATTACTGGGTTGCTTGCTCTTAGTTTTAATAGAATCTTGAATCTTTTTGATATTCGCTACGGTACTATTACGGAGATAAGGTACAACTTCTTCAGGTTTGCGAAGAGTCTTAGTCCAGGATTGTTCAAGATCAACATTCAAAAGACTAGAACCTCTAACTTGAATATTACGTCCAAAATGAACAGTCAGTTGGCGATTATCTGTATTATAAAGAACAACACAAGACTTTCCAAAGATATTCACAGGATCGATAGATTCAACTTGAGAACCACCAAAGTCAAAAGATTCTTTATTATAACTAAGTTTTGCTACCGCTTTCTTAGGATCAACCTTGCGAATACGACGAATGCGAGTGCTCTTCTCTTGAAGATACTTATTCACATCTTCAATCATTTCAGCAATCATATTCATATAATCGCGAAGTTCGGGACGAGAGAAGTGACCGTATGCTTCTTTGAGATAAGGATCTTTATTGTAAGCACCGACTGCTTCTTCATGAAGAGTGTGAAGATAACTATTATTCATTACTTCTGCTGCTGCTTTTTTATCTACCATTTCAGAACGCAGATAAGAATACAGACTGAACTTAGGCTTCTTGCGCTCACGAATGAACTTATCGATAGTCACATCAACAATAGCAAAGACGTTAGAAATACTTTCTTCGCGCTTCTTCATGACAGTAGACATCAGCAACCTCAGATGAGTTTTTGTTCTTTCAGGTACTTAACGGTTTCAGTGCATCCACCAATGAGAGTATCATTGTAGAGTACACGAGGGAAGGTTGACCCCTCACCAAACTCATTATAGAACTCTTCCCGAGTAAAGTCAACCCCCAACTCATATTCTCGATAAGATTGGTTGAGCATTCCCAGGACTTGCTTTACCTTTTCGCAGTAGGGACAACCATCCTTAGTATAAATCGTATACATTGTAAATCTCCATTTTTTTTTTTCAAAAATTATTATAGCATCAAATGAGATATCTGATAATTATTATACCAGAACCTCCAGATCCTCCGATACCAACAGAATAACCTCCACCACCACCTCCACCAATAGTTAAACCATTTTTTACTTGAAAGTTTACATTTGTTGCCATTAGGTTCCTAACTATCCCCTAAAGAATTTCTCTATTTATTTATTATATGGATTGCATATCGCCAGCATGATGTACTCTTGATCCATTAGCAAAAACATAATGAAAAAATATTTGATGGTAATAGTAATTTTTCTTAAATAATTTTTCAAAAATATTTTGATAAGGGTCAAAAGGTTCTCTCCAATGTTCAATATCACATCCCATATAGATAACTCCGTCTCCAGGATTCATTTCAACAAATCTTTCTTCACCTTCGGGACTTTTCATCCAAATGGGCCAATATTTTTTGCTGTTGGAACTAATATGTACCGTTACTGAAATTTCACAAGCATCTCTGTCTGTATGTCTTGTTAGTTCTTGACCAGGAAAATAAAAACGATCATAATAATAAGTATTATAAAGTTTCTCACCAAGTATTTTTTCAAGTTTTATGCGAATTTGAGAATGAATTTTTTTGTATTTTGGATGTGAATATCTTGCGAGAGAACCATTTACTTGTTGCTCTTCGGGAATATGATCAAATTTATCTATAGAACCATAATAATTAATTTGTCCTCTTTCTTTGGGAACTTCATCAAAAAGTTCTTTGGGATCATATAAATTTTGAACGTATATGTATCCATACTTATTAAAAAAAGCATTAATTCCTTCAAACGAACTTCCACCCGTTCCTAAAGAAGAACAATAAAGTTGCGTATAATTATTCATTTCCATTAAAGTTTGCATATTATTTCCACCTCGGACCAACTACCCAAGCAACTAAGGATTTTCTGACACCTTTGGTTACTTTTGTAACTCTATGTTGCGCTCTAGAATCAAACACAATTACAGTTCCACGATTTCTTGGAGCAAAATAAGATTTACCATCTTCTGCTAAAATTTGAAGATTTCCACCTTCATAATCTTCTGGATCTGAAAGTTGAACTACTACAGATAATTTACGAATCAGTTCAATTTTTTCATTCAAAAAATCTTGCGCTAAACCATCAACGCGATTACCAACAGATATTGGTTTATAGTGAGTTGCTAATCCAGCATCATTATGCCAAGTGTAGAACTGCCCTTCAGAATAACGAGTAAATTGAATATTTTCTCCATCAATATTGCGAATATCATAAAGAAAGTTTTCACGATTTGCCCTTTCAATATAATGCCAAAGAAACCCACCAATCCAATGAGTGGTGGGAATCCAAGCATTTTGAGAATTTCTTTTTTCTTTATTCAGGTCATCTCCATAAAGCCTAGAGTCTGCCATTTGATTTTCAAATGATTGTGATGCATCACGTTCAAGAATCTGTACGAGTTCTGTACTTATATCAGAGTTATACCATATAGACTGATATGCCAAAGTTCAATCTCCACTATTCTAATTTTAATAAAATCCAATTTTTAGTATCTTCATTCCACTCATAGTAAAATTTATTATCAAGTTCTTCTTTTGATAATTCTGGTCTTGGAATGGGTGCTTCCCAATCAGCAGTATCTTTATTTAGAGTCCACGAGGGATATGGTTGAGGATAAATGAAAGCATCTAATTCTTCATTATATATCATTCCAATACCAGCATATCTTACTCTGATATTGTTATTATATGAAGTTCTTTTCCAAATTGTGTCTGAACCATAAAGTTGTTTACAGAAGTTTATGCCAACTATTTCATCTTCTATTCCTTGAGAATTCAAGGTATCGTTAGTATCAATTACTACAACTTGAATTACGTTATTATTTTGGTCTAATTGTGCGTAATGTGCCATTAGATTAGATACCTTATGATTACTATACCAGAACCACCGGATGCTCCAGAAGCATTTGGACCACTTCCTCCTCCACCACCACCAGTGTTAGCAGTTCCTTGCGTGCCTGATGCTGGCGGTGCCGTTGGACCACCTCCATTTCCACCTCCACCAGCACCACCAATAGGATTTGTTGGAGCACCTGGACCTTTTCCACCTCCTCCACCTCCAGCAAACCATCTACCTGGAGATGGTCCAGGAGTTCCATATGAGGAGGGAATTCCAACATCTCCAGAAAAAGCAGATGCTCCAGATCCACCATTTCCTCCACCTGTACCAGGAATTCCAGTTCCACCTGTAGCAGTTGCTCCACCACCACCACCTCCACCAGCAGTTGCTGGAGCAGCAGGTCCAGATGGACCTCCTCCAGGATTTCCTTGCCCAGAAGTGCCTGATGCAAGTGCTCCAAGAGGCACTCCTCCTCCACCACCAGATCCACCACTTAAAGCAGCAATCGATCCACCACCACCACCTCCTCCAGAAGAACTTATTGGGGAAAAAATAAGTGGCCCAGATAATGTAGTTGTTCCACCAGAAATACCTGGATTTGATGGAACTGCTCCACCACCACCACCTCCACCAATTGTGATTGGATAATTGCCAGTATTTAAATATAAATTTATTCCTTGTCTATATCCACCAGCACCACCTCCACCAGTACATACATTTATACCTGTTCCAGAACCTCCACCTCCACCACCACCAGCAACAATTACATAATCAACATAACCACCATTTCCTACAACAAAAGTACCACCTGTAGTAAAAATATGGTACTTATATCCATTACCGGGAATAAATATAGCACCTCCAGTTGCTGAAACTCTAGTAGTATTAGCAGAATGATAAGTTTTACTTTTTCCACTTACAAAATAATCAGTAAAATTAGTTTTTATGTTGAATTTGACAGATCTAAATGGTGCCATTTTATGCCTCTCTATCACCTAAAACTACAACATTTACTGAATTTGTTGCTGTGGCAATACCAGATAATGACCAAGCAAAAGAACCCTCATTAAATACTTGAATACTATCACCTGTATTTTGTAGAGTCAATGGATATTGAAGATCGTAAAAAAATGTATCATCAGCAGAAAGAGAAACTCTACCAATACATCTTCCTGCTGTTGCTACTCCAACAGATCCTCCATTATTAGGAACCATGTATATTTGAATTGTTTGTGCCAATCCAGTATTAGCGGTACCAACAGTATTGTTGTATATTACAATACTTCTAACATAAGCAGTTTTAGCAGAACCAACTTGATAAACAGTTGACGTAGTTCCTGCTGCTACAACAACAGGAAATCCTAAATTTGTTTTTGCTAAAGGCATAATATCTGTTCTAAATCCTTTATTTTTTATTTATTAAGCAAATAACATAACTTCAAGTAAATCTGGTGGTTGATATCCACCATACGTTGGAGTGCCACCTCCACCAGTAGCAGTAATTGTAGCAACTCCACCAGAAAAAGTTGCGGTTAGGTTTGCACTAAAGTTTATTGTTGAAGCAGTACCAACGGTTGAACCCTGATTTTGAACTACAATACCTGAACCAGATGCAACTACTCCAGTTAATCCAGATCCATCACCAACAAACTTGGTAGCACTTACAGTTCCAGTTGGACTAATAGTAAATGCGCTAAAACCATTTGCACTAGTAGCATCATCTTCTCGGAATATTCTAAAAGTATTACCTGATTGGTAGTTGTCAATGTTCCAGCGATAAGAAGATCCTGGAGTTCCTCTAAAAATTAATCTGTTATTAGAACCAGAATCTTGTTGTAGTTGAATTCTGCCAGAAACATCTATATTTGCTGTAGGGTTAGTAGTACCAATTCCAAGATTTCCTGAAATATAAGCACCACCGGTGATTTGGAGTGGTTGTGATGCAGTTCCTGTTGATGTTGCACTACCAACAAAAACTGGACCATTTATAAATGTAGATATTCCAGCAACTTGAAGTTGAGTAACAGAACTTATCCCTCCAATAACAGATGTTGCTATTCCTGCTGTTGTAGCATAAGTAGCAATACCTGAAGTACCAGAGTAAGTTGCTATTCCTGCTGTTGTAGCATAAGTAGCAATACCTGAAGTACCAGAGTAAGTAGCAATACCTGAAGTACCAGAGTAAGTAGCAATACCTGAAGTACCAGAGTAAGTTGCTATTCCTGCTGTTGTAGCATAAGTAGCAATACCTGAAGTACCAGAGTAAGTAGCAATACCTGAAGTACCAGAGTAAGTAGCAATACCTGAAGTACCAGAGTAAGTTGCTATTCCTGCTGTTGTAGCATAAGTAGCAATACCTGAAGTACCAGAGTAAGTAGCAATACCTGAAGTACCAGAGTAAGTAGCAATACCTGAAG